AACTACATACCATCCGATAACCGGGTACCGCTGTTTTATGCCGAAATGGATAACAGCGCGGCGAATACCGCGGTTAGCGGGGCGCCTTCTCTACTGATTGGCATGGCGCTGCCGGAAGCTGATATTCTCCTGAACCAGCTTGTTATCATGCCATCAAAGGATTTGGCTAAGAAAATGGCAGGCCGCGGCAGCCAGCTGGCGCGAATGGTCGAGGCCTATCGTAAGGTTGATCCATTTGGTGAGCTGTGGGTTATTGCCGTGCCAGATAATGGTGAGCCAGCAACCGGCACGGTGACCATTACGGGCGCCGCAACTGATTCGGGCACGGTGAATCTCTACGTGGGTACACGAAAAGTACAGGTCACTGTTGCGACCGGTGACACCGGAAACCAGGTGTCTCAGGCGCTGCTACGCGCTATCAATAACAACGTTGATTTACCCGTCACCGCAGAATACCAGGCTACCTCCGCCGGCGCGGCACAGGGTACCGTTAACCTTTCCGCTGTCAATGGCGGCCAGGTGGGTAACTCCATTCCATTAACCCTGAACTATTTCGGTACCGCGAGCGGTGAAGAGGTTCCGGCTGGCCTGAGTGTTCAGATTGGTAAAATGAGCGGCGGTGCGGGAGATCCTGATTTGTCCCAGGCCATTAGCGCAATGGGTGATGAGCCATTCGACTATATCGGGCTGCCGTTCAGCGATGCGAACTCTCTGCAGCTTATGTCCGTTGAAATGAACGACAGTTCCGGTCGATGGAGCTACATTCGCCAGCTTTACGGGCATGTCTACACAGCAAGAACGGGCTCCTTGTCCGAGCTTGTGGCGTTTGGCGATACGTTTAACGACCAACATATTACTATCGCCGGTCATGAGGAAGATGTTCAGACGTGCGTTGCCGAGCTGGTGGGATATCGCCTGGCGCGTGCTGCTGTCTTCCTGCGTATCGACCCGGCCAGACCGACGCAAACCGGAGAGCTCACTGGCGCGTTACCGGCACCAACCGGCAAGCGGTTTGCCATCACAGAACAACAATCCCTGCTGATGCATGGCATCGCGACCGCTTACACCGAGGGTGGGGTATTGCGGATCCAGCGTGATATCACGACCTATAAAACGAATGCGTTTGGTGTCGCGGATAACAGCTATCTCGACAGCGAAACGCTCCACACCAGCGCCTACACCCTGCGCCGTCTGAAATCGGTGATTACCAGTAAGTACGGCCGCCATAAACTGGCGAATGATGGCACCCGTTTTGGCCCGGGGCAGGCGATTGTTACGCCAGCGGTTATCCGCGGGGAGCTGGGGGCAACTTATCGCCAGATGGAGCGGGAAGGTATTGTGGAGAACTTCGAACTGTTCCAGAAATACCTGATTGTTGAGCGAAACCAGAACGATCCGAACCGCCTGGATATTCTGTTCCCACCGGACTACATCAACCAGCTGCGCGTATTTGCGGTGCTTAATCAGTTCCGCCTGCAGTACAACGAGGAGACTGCGTAATGGCAAAGATTGCAGGTACAACTTACTTCAAAATTGACGGCCAGCAGTTGTCGATCACCGGCGGTATCGAAGTGCCGATGAATACCAAAGTGCGCGACGATGTGATCGGCCTGGATGGTTCTGTTGATTACAAGGAAACCACGCGCGCGGCCTATACGAAAGTGACGGCTAAAGTGCCGAAGAATTTCCCGATCGACAAAATCACCTCATCTGACGTTATGACGATCACGTCAGAGCTGGCGAATGGTCAGGTATACGTGCTTTCAAATGCCTGGCTACATGGCGAGGCAAACCATAACCCGGAAGAAGGGACCGTTGACCTGGAATTCCACGGTGAAGAAGGATTCTATCAATGAGAGAGTTAACGCTGAAAACGCCGATCATGGCGCATAACGAAAAGTTGCATGTGCTCGAGCTGCGCGAGCCTACGTTTGATGAAGTGGAGCGCATTGGCTTTCCCTTCACGCTGAGCGCCGAAGGTGCCGTGCGGCCTGATAGCGCGGTTGCCCTTAAATATATTCCGCTCCTGGCGGGCATTCCTCGCTCATCTGCTGCAACGCTATCGCTGCTGGATATCTTCAAGGCCTCTATGGTTATTTTAGGTTTTTTTACCAGCTCAACGGAAACGACCTCAGAAAACGACTCTACAACGTCGCCCACTTCTGGCGATTAAACCCCCTTGAGTTGCGCCGCGCCCCCGTCCCGGATTTTCTTGAGCTGGAGGCGCAGGCCGTCCGTATCAATGAGGAAATAAAAAATGGCTGACAGTTTTGAGTTAAAGGCCATTATTACCGCCGTTGACCAGTTGACAGGTCCGATGAAGGGCATGCAACGGGAGTTAAAGGGGTTCCGGAAGGAAATGGCCGGGCTCGGGCTGGGAGCCGCGGCGGCCGGTTCGGCTATTCTCGGGGCCATCGGTATAGCCACTAAGCAGGCCATTGATTTCGAAGCCTCAATGGCTGATGTTCGAAAAGTGGTTGATGGGCTGGAGACGCCTGCCGCGTTTCGCCAGATGCAGGATGATATTCTGGATTTGACGACCAAAATCCCGATGGCTGCCAATGAAATGGCTGAGCTTATCGCGCAGGCCGGGCAATCGGGTATTGACCGTTCTGAGCTTAAACAATTCGGGGAGGATGCGGCAAAAATCGGCGTGGCCTGGGATTTATCGGGCCGTGAAGCCGGTAAAACGCTCGCGATATGGCGAACTGCTTTCGGGCTTACAGAAAGTGCGGTCGTTGAGCTTGCTGATAAAGTTAACTACCTGGGGAATACAGGGCCGGCCAGCTCGGCAGATATCGCCCAGGTGGTTACGGAACTTGGCGGCGTGGCGAAATCTGCAAACGTAGCCTCAGGGGATGTGGCCGCGCTGGCGTCCACGATCATTGGTGTGGGCATTAAAGGCGATGTAGCCTCCACCGGTATTAAAAACTTTATCATGGGCCTGACCAGCGCGGATTCTGCGAGACAGAAAGCCGTTGCAAAAGCGATTGGCTGGTCGCCGGATAAACTCGCTAAGGGCATGATTAAAGACTCCCGCGGCACTATGCTGAAAGTGCTGGATGCGATCGGCAAGTTGCCGGAAGAAAAGCGAACAAAGGCGATGACCTGGTTGTTCGGGAAAGAGTCATCAACAGCTGTTATTCCGCTGCTCTCAAACCTTCCTCAACTTAAAGCTAACTTCGATAAAGTTACCAATGCGCAGCTATACGGCGGCGCCGCAGCCAATGAGTATGCGATCGCCTCCGATACGGCAGCCAATGATCTGAAACTCATGGGTAATGAGGTGGCAAAACTCTCCATTGAGATGGGACGGGAGTTTATTCCGGTTGTTCGCGATGCGGTAAAAGAGGTGATGCCGTTTATCAAACAGGCTTCTGTGTTTGTGAAGCAAAATCCTGAGCTTGTTCAGTCTGCTGCTAAATTTGGTGCTGCCCTTCTTGGGGTGGGCGTTTCCATTGGTGTACTCTCCCGGGCTGTTAAAATTCTCAACAGTGTCGTTAATCTTTCCCCGGCCAAAGTGGCAATAGCGGCGCTGGCCGCTGGCGCCATGCTGATTATTGATAACTGGGATGATGTGGCCCCGGTAATCAAGGCGGTCTGGCATGAGGTGGATAAGGTTGCCCAGGCGATGGGCGGATGGGAGACGGTGATCGAGGGGGTTGGTCTGGTAATGGCGGGCGCATTTACCCTCAAAACGATCGGTGCATTGAGAGAGGCGGTCACGCTGGCCGGTTCGCTCTCCGGGTTGCTCGGCTCGATTGCCAGAATGGGAGCAATGACCATCACGATTGGCGTCGCGATATCCCTGTTGAAGCAATTAGAGGATCTGGAAAAAGATTCGAAAGAGTCCGGCATGAGTAAAGGCGAATTCCTGGTAAATAAAATGCAGGGCAAGGAAAGGGAACGGGGCTATAACGGCTTCCTGTCACGTCTTAATGAGTTGACGGGAATGTATAACGCCTACCAGATCCCTGATGGCCGATACATGCCAAAAGTGCCTGTTGAACGTTCTCAGAACAGGGCCAGTCCACAGCTTAATACCCCCGGAACGGCGCAGCAGCTTATCTCTCCAGCTCTCCCGTTAACGCAACGTAGTGAGCTAAAAGTCAGCTTTGAGAATGCTCCTCAGGGAATGCGCGTGGTCGATATTCCAGAGTCAGGCAATCCGCTCATGTCGGTAAGTCACGATGTCGGCTACTCCCCGTTCAGAAAACCTCGTTAAACCCGCTTCGGTGGTTTTTTTATGGTGAATATATGGCTTTATTTTCCCCGCAAGGCTGGCGCGATCGTCTGCGTGAAGCATCATTTCGCGGCGTACCTTTTTCTGTAGAAAATGATGAAAGTTCATTTGGTCGCCGTGTGCAGGTCCATGAATATCCTAACAGGGATAAACCTTTTACGGAGGATTTAGGCAGGGCAACCCGCAGGCTTACGATAAATGCCTATCTGATTGGTGATGATTATGCCGAACAGCGCGACCGCCTGATCGTAGCGATTGAAACAGCGGGACCCGGCACGCTTGTTCATCCACAGTTCGGTGAAATGCAGGGCAGCATTGACGGCCAGGTAAGCGTTACGCACAGCGTGGCAGAAGGGCGCATGTGCCGGGTCTCGTTTCAGTTTGTTGAAAGTGGTGAGTTGTCTTTTCCAACGGCCGGGGCTGCAACAGCGCAGCGATTAAAGGCGTCAGGCGGCCTTTTTGATGATGCAATTGAAGGGATGTTCTCTGCGTTTTCGCTATCCGGTATTCCTGATTTTCTTCAGAGCGATGTGTTAGCTGATGCTGCCGGAATGCTTAATGATGTTGCTGATGCTTTTAAAATGGTGGATTCCGGCGTTTCCGCCGCGATGCGGCTGCTGCAGGGGGATTTGTCCGTCATTCTGATGCCGCCTGGCGCGGCTAACGATTTTGTGCGTGCACTTCAAAAGGCCTGGCGGGCTGGTGATCGCCTGAGCGGTGATACTTCCGATCTGGTCACGATGGTTAAGACCATTTCAGGAATTACGCTCGACCCCGGGCTGGCGCCGCGTGGAACCTGGCCAGGTGATTCGGGTTCGGTTTCAGTACAGAAAGCGCGTAGTAACATGGTCGCTGGCGCAATCAGGGCGACAGCGCTTGGCACAGCAGCAGGCATTGTTGCTGAACTCCCTCAACCTGCCGCCTCTCCCCCGGAGTTCAGGCAGCCCAACGCTGCCGGCGTTACCGGTGGATTAAACCAGACCGATATTATTCATGTTTCTCATCCCGCGCTTGATAGCGCCCCCACAGCGCAGGCGGTAAATAAGTCGCCATCATGGGACGCGCTTACCCGTATCCGCACAGCGTTAAATACGGCTATCGACCAGGAGCAATTACGGGTAACAGACGATGTCCTTTTTCAGCAAATCACCGCGCTGCGATCTGTTGTTAATCGTGATATTGCCGGACGCCTTGCGCAGGCTGAAAGAACAGCAGAAAGAACGCCGGTAGATGTACTGCCCGCGCTGGTGCTCGCCGCCGACT